TAAGTTATAATAATCTTATTGATTTAGAAGCAGCAATATCTACAGTACAAGAGTTTTCAGGTGAACCTGCTTCTGTTGTTATTAAACATACTAATCCTTGTGGAGTGGCTATAGCAGAAACTATTTCTAATGCTCTAGTTAGATCATTGGATGCAGATAGAATCAGTTGCTTTGGTGGAATTATTGCTCTTAATAGAGAAGTGGATGATTTATGTGCGACAGAGATATATAAAAGTTTTTATGAATGTGTAGTTGCACCTAAATTTACTGGACATGCATTAAAGATTCTTTCTGGTAAGAAGAATTTAAGACTACTTCAATTGGATGTGGATAATATGAAACTATCCACTTATAATGTTAGGAGTATTTTGGGAGGAATAGTAGCACAGGAAAGAGATAATAATCCAGTTAATATTGATGATTGGAAGACTGTTACTAAACGTCAACCCACAACACAAGAAGTAATTGATCTTACCTTTGCCTGGAAAGTAGTAAGACACGTTCGTTCTAATGCTATTCTAATTGCAAAGAATGGGGCAACACTTGGTGTTGGTGCAGGACAAATGAACCGTGTTGGTTCAGCAAATATTGCATTAGAAGCAAAGGATAATATTGAAGGTGCTGTAATGGCTAGTGATGGATTCTTTCCATTCGGTGATACTGTAAGACTAGCAAATAAATATGGTATCAAAGCAGTCATTCAACCAGGAGGAAGTATCAAAGATCAAGAATCTATTGATGCTTGTGATGAGTTGGGAATAGCAATGATTTTTACAGGAAAACGTCACTTTTTACATTAGGGGAATTATGTCTTACGCATTATTAAGTGTATCTAACAAAGAATGTATAGTTTGGTTAGCACAATCATTACATTATGATTATGACTATGATCTTATATCAAGTGGTGGAACAGCAAAGGTTATTGCTGATGCAGGTATACCTGTAAGTAAAGTATCTGAGTATACTGGTTCTCCAGAGATACTTGGTGGTAGGGTAAAGACATTACATCCTAAAGTTCATGGTGGTATTCTTGCTAAACGTGGTGATCCTAATCATGATATAGATATGAAATTAAATGGTATTGGATTCATTGATGTTGTGGTAGTAAACTTATATCCATTCCAAGCAACGGTTGCTAAGGAAGATGTAACATGGGAAGACGCAATTGAGAATATTGATATTGGTGGTCCGACTATGGTGAGGTCAGCAGCAAAGAATCATGCAAATGTTTCTATATTAACTAATCCAGAACAATATGGTTTGTTTATAGAATCATTAAGGGAAGGTACTGTTGATGAGATGAGACCACAACTTGCGTTGGAAGCATTTAGACATACTGCAGAGTATGATAAAGCAATTAGTACATGGATGGGTAATGAACTATAAAGATTCGGGTGTAGATATAGAAGCAGGTAATGCTTTTGTACAAAGATTAAAAGAGAAAGCACCTAGTATAGGTGGTTTCGGTGGTATGTTTAAGGTTCCTCGTGGATATGAGGAACCTATTTTAGTATCTGGTACTGATGGTGTTGGTACTAAAATTAATATGTGTATGGTTGGTAATGATTATACAACCATAGGAATTGATCTTGTTGCCATGTGTGTTAATGATATTATCACTTGTGGTGCTAAACCATTATATTTTTTAGATTATATTTCTACTGTTAAATTAGATGGTAGAGAAGATAAGATAATGGAAGGTATTATTAAAGGATGTGAGATAGCAGATGTAGAACTTATTGGTGGAGAAACTGCTGAACATGGTAGGTTTTCTAATGGATATGATCTAGCAGGATTCTGTACAGGTATAGTAGAAGAGAATGAAATTATAGATGGTAGTCTTATTAAAGAAAGAGATAAGATTATTGGTATAGAAAGTAGTGGATTACATAGTAATGGATATAGTTTGATTAATAATCTATTATGGAGACATAAGATTTTTTATAAAGAGACTCCTGAATTACTTACACCAACTACAATATATGCTAAAGTTGTTAAGGAATTATTAAATGAAGCACCTGTTCTTGGTATGGCACATATAACTGGTGGTGGTATACCAGAGAATCTTCCAAGGTGTTTGCCTAAAGGATTAAAAGCACACGTAGATTATAATTCTTGGAGGTTGCCAGAACTCTTTAGTAAGATTCAATTGGCAGGTGAGATACCAGAAGAGGATATGAAAACAACCTTTAATATGGGTATTGGGTATTGTCTAGTAGTTCCTGATGAAGGTGTGTATGATGCACAAGATGTTGTAGCAAGCTACGGATTAGAATCATGGGTAATTGGTGAGGTTACTATATAAGATTAGAGTTATTTAAATCTTATGCCTGAAGAAGTAGCTGAAGTTAAACCAGAAGGAAAGAAAGACGGGAAAAAGAAAGGTGTCCTTGGAAAACTAAAGGATAAACTTATTCCCGATCAAGATGAGCAAGCAGCAATCATTAGTACATTTGTTCGCCTTGGAGTTCTTGTGTGGTCTGGTGGGATATTGACTCTTAATTATGTGTCGATTCCAGGTGTACCGCAACAGAAAATTGATCCAACTTTCATAGCTTCAGTTTTTACAGGAGTTCTTGCTAGCTTCGGAATTCAGACAGCATCCAAGAAGGGTGATGGTACTATGAAGATGAATGGTAGTGGTGGACCTAATGGTGCTGTTACTAAAGCAGACATGGAAAAGATGATGGCAAATGCTAGTGCTGGTCCTGTTCAGACTATTAGAATTGAACAAGCACCTCTTAAGATTACTACTGATACATCATCCGAAAAACCTTATAAGATGTAGTGTTATGGATTCATAACTATGTCCGTGAGTCAACATAAGAATAGGTAATATTACACATAAGTGATCTAAATATTTACTGAAATTTATGCGAGCCCACGGCTATTAATCGTGTCTCATTACACAGTATCCTACTTAGATCAAACAAGGCATCATCAGACAATTTGCGAATACGCAGAGGATGCCTTTTCAGCAAGAAATCAGGCAGTACAGGACGTAGAGTATTTACATAATCATCCAAATAGTATAGACTGTATACAGAACGAGGGATCCCTATTCTGTACTACATTATGAAGACATTCATACAGACTTTCTGGTTGATGCTTATAGCATCAGCCGTTATTTTCATGCCAACTTTTGCATGGGCTGCTGATATCCAAATGGGTTCTGGAGGCAACTTGGTATTTGAACCTAATGAGATAACAATCTCTGCAGGAGAAACAGTTACATTCACTAATGGAGATTTACCACCACATAACATGCAGGTAGCAGGTCATTCAGAATTATCACATTCTGATCTGGCTTTTACGGGTGGAGAAAGTTTCGACGTTACTTTCTCAGAACCTGGAGATTATGATATTCAATGTGATCCACATGCTGGTGCTGGTATGAAAGGCGTTATCCACGTAACCTAATGGAAGAACTACCATCAGTTGTTTGGAGTGTTGTTTATTTTTGTCTCATTGGGTTGACAGGAACAGGGTATGCAGTATACTATATACTGAGACAAGCCTACCTTGAAATGCATGATGGGGAAGGACAAGACAATACAGGATCTGAAAGTTGATGCACACATTGCTGTGCTTCATACTAAAGTAGATTCATTAATAGATAAACAAAAAGAACTGACTGAAAGAGTCCGTGCTAATGAGAAGGTAGTAGCCGCTGTTACCCTATTGGGGACAGTGGTTATTGCTGTTATTGGAGCAGGTTATTTTGCTCCAAAGGCAGAGTCTTCTCCAACTCCTAGTGAATGGATACAGGATATGAGAGAGTGGAAATCTGAACAAGAACGTACTCCTGTTGACGATATGATAAATAGCTCACTGACGGAGTATGAAGAACATGGGAGCAATGACCCCACCGAGCAGGAAGAGCTGTTACAATTTCCGAGTAACGGAGATCAACAAAGTACTGGACGGGGACACGATAGATGTCACCATCGATCTTGGATTCGATTTATACAAGAAAGAACGGGTAAGAATTGCAGGGGTTGATACTCCTGAAAAGAGAACAAGAGATCTTGAAGAGAAAGCATTAGGAATAGATGCTACTAACTGGTTAAAGGAAAAGTTAGAAGCTACTATTGCTGGTGATGGAGATGAACTTAGTATTCGTACCGAACTTGTAGGTGGTATGGGTAAGTATGGCCGTCTTTTGGGATGGTGCTATATAAATGAGGAGACAGTTTCTCTTAACGAACAAATGATCAAAGAAGGTTATGCATGGGAATACGATGGTGGAACCAAGCAGAAAGACTTTGAACAACTACGTGAGATTCGTAGACAGTATGGAACCCTAGTGGAGTAAACCAATGGAAAGCGTATTAAAGCAAGCATTACCTACAGAGGTAATAGAAGTACAAGAAGCAATTGTACCAGTAGAACCACAAGGTGGAGTGCCTTGGGGTGGAATAGGTATTGGTGTAGTAGTAATTGCTGCTCTTGTCTTTGCCAAGAAGAAATTCTGTAATAAGTAAATGAACAAAGTTAAAGCAGTATTCGACAAAGCAGTCGAATGGGATAAGAAAATTATTAAGAAGTGTCAGGACAAATTTGGATTGACAGACTATCAAGTAGTTGTTATTTCATTTGCTAAAGGGTTTATCATCGGAGCAATCCTATTGTAATTAAATTTTATTATGACACACATGAGATTGAAGAAACCTTTAAAGGATCCTAACGCAAAGAGTCCTATTCAGAAATTCTTTGGTGGTAAAATTCCCCACTATCTTGCAGTAGTATCATTCGTATGGGTACTAGTGGATGTTAGTGGGTTTGTTTTTAGTGTGATAGCAAATGCTCCTGAGAAAGAACAAGAGAGAATAGAGAAATATATTAATGAGACTATTGATGAACGGTTGAATAAAGTAATGCCTGATACTACAGGTAATGTACTTAGACAATATTTACCTAAGAAGGATAAGTAAATGTGGAAGTTTTTTGAATGGGCTTGGAACTTAGATTGGGGTGAAGGATTTGCTTTACTCGCAGTTTTATTTGTATTTTGGTACGGTAAGAAGTGGATAGATAATAAATTTTCTGGAATGAATAATAGAACTAAGAGAGAAATGAAATCTATTGTTCGTGAAGCGATGAATGAATGGGCAGATGAATCTAATGACAGATCCAATTCGTAATATACCAAATATTCAGGTACAGACTGTTGGTACTCATTACATACCTTCATGGCAGATACAACAACCGTATGTTCCTAACTTTGATCCTGTAACAAATTATATTGGATTTCCTATTGTAGATATGCCTGGTTGTGTTACCATGCATAAAGATAATAGGAGAGATGGTAAACCTTGGGATAGAAATTTAGTACTTGATGATCCTGAAGGTGCAATGACAATATGCCCTGCTGGTCAATATCCATCCTATGATGCGATGAATTATGAACCAGAACAATTAATAATCCAGAGAGAACAGGAAGTACCACCTATTGTTCCACCACCAGAACCACCAGATAATCCAGAGACACCAGATACAGGTGATACAGGACCAAAAGATCCTGATTGTCCTGGACCCAATGCTCAACGCATAGGAGATATAGCACAGAATCAGACTGAGAAAGTATCAGGACATGAGTTACAGAAAGATCCTACTAGACCAGGTAAGAAAATATGTGTAGTTCTTTATGAGGATATTACGGCTGTTGAACAGTACCTTCCGACACCACAGATTGCTGCGACGACGGCTGCGATTGCGACGGTGGCCACTGGATCGGCCCTCCTAGCAAAGCCGCTGGCTGATCTTCTTCT